TCTTGTGGGTGTAATTGGTTTAAGGCCTGCCGTTAAACCTGTTGAACTCTTTAAAGAGTTAAAACGATATGAAATATCAGTGGAAGCAATTTTCATATCACCAACAACCAAAACTGCCAAATCAAAGACCGTATTTGAAGAAGGTGCAACCAGTTTAAATTGTGCTGTAGCTGGATTTGTAGAAAACTGATTTCTAAACAATCTAAATGTCATATCTGAATTTTGATCTGCGGTCCATGTAGAACCGTTTTGCGATAAAAACAATGAACCAAAATACGGTTGATCAGAAATTTGACGACCAGTTACTTGATCTAAAGAACCAATTTCAGCAGCATATACTTCATATTTGTTTGAATTAGATAAAAGAACAAAAGAGTGTTCACCTGGTTGCAAATAAACAGGAGTATCAAAAATAAACTCTGTATATTTGGTCTCATCATCCAAATCTGGCGAATCTGTTGTTTTAATTTTGTCTGGTGTTAACGTTACAGTTGCATATGGGTAAATAACTGCGTATGATGGATAACCATTAACAGTTGGACGAATTTGTAGTGTAACTGGAACAGAATCATCTTTTGTTTTAAAGCAAAAACGAGCACGATTTAAGAAAATACCTTCTGCATAAGTGCCAGGTGCAACTAAAAATGTTTGTGATAATGGGTCAACCCATCCTGTTACACGCTCACTTGTAGAGGATGACGATGTAGCAGAAGTAATAACTCTTTCATCACTTACAGCTACACGTTGAATTGATGGAACAGTTGCTGATACAATTGTTTCTTCAACAGTTTGTAAAATACCTTGTGCAAAAAATGAGGCATCTCCATTTGTTGAAGAAGAACCAACATCATTGGTGTTATTATCAATTAAACGAAAGCGTTTTTCACCAACACGGAATGTTGATGCGGGAATATTAAACACACCAACAATATCTCCTGCTTCATTTGTTGATGATCTACCAATAGAGTATATTGAAGATGTGTCGGGCAAGGTTGTCCAATTACTACTTACATTTGCTGTTCTAGTGATAGCATTGTAAGAATTCATTGTGCGCTCTTGGCCAGCACCTGTTCCAGAAACGATAAAGATTGTATTACTATTTGCCGTATTTGCATATAGACCGGCATTATTAGCACCCGTAGCATCAATACGCAAGGTAATTGAGTTTACTGTGGCAGCATTAGCATTACCTGAATAATGATCATAACCATTGATACGAATAGATGTACTTGTCGTAGAACCAATCAAATTGGCATTTGCTATAGCAAAAGATGATGTTGGATTAATGTTTACAATAAATGCTTCAGTGTTTGATGTGCGAACAACTATCGCAGAACCATTTGTTGTGCTTGTTGTATTGTTTTGAATCGTAACAGTTTCAAAATTACCAATTGATGTTTGATAACCAAGATTGTTTTTAGCAAGGTTAAATTTATTAGCACGAGCAACAAATTTTTCTACTAATGTTGAGTCAAAGAAAGGAAATAATGTTGACTGTGGTTTAAAATCGGTACCAATAAACAATACACCGTTTGTTCTCATGTAAGGAATAATAGACAAATCAACTATCTTATCACCAATTGATTGTGTAATTGTTTCTGGTGCAACAATAGAAGCAATACCTTGACGAGCTTGCTGTTGACTTGTCGTTGTGGTAAATGTTGTTGTGGTTTGTTCGATGACTTGTGCTGTACCCTCTTCACCGTTAATCCAACCACCACGAGTGAATTGCCTAGAAGCGGTTGATGCTGAGGTGGAAATACCAACTTGGTATGTTGACCAATCACCCCATTCATAATTGAACGGACTTCTTCCCGTAATTAAGTCCCAAGCGTCTTTGTCACCTTGTAGATTTACAAGAACATCTGGATTACGAGTTGTGTCGATCCAAATATCTGATTTTGGATTTAATTCAATTTTACCTAAGAAATTAACCACATTAAATGGATTAACATTAAATGTTCTGGATGCTTTTGGTTGATCAATAAATGCCTCAACCGTTGAAGAAACAGTAATAAAAGCACCGTTTTGTGTAAAACCACTTGAATTAGCCGAATCAAAAACTAATGTATGTGAAGAAATATTAAATGATGGTCTTAATTCTTTATTTGTTGGATCAATAGATGCTTCGTAATCAATTTTAGAAACATCAGCAACAGAATGGCCTTTAAAAGCATCAACAATAATACCATTTTTAAATCTTGATAAATTAGAAGAATCTAAAATGGTTAAATCTTGTTTGTTGAGAGTATCTTGTTCCAATAAAGATAATGAAGTGTAATACTCTAAGTTACCAACACGCTTATCAATACTGCCAATATCTCTCATTGTATAGCGTTTATTATTAATATACTGTACAAAAGTATTAGCAGCAGAAATACCATAAGGTTGATGGCGCAGAACATAAAGTGTCATTGCATTGTCTTTATTATCTGGATCAACAGGATTTAATGAAGAAATGCCTTTTATTACTTCAAAAGAGCGAGTTTTATTTAATACAACTTTATCGTTTCGTGCCAAATGATATTGATAATCTAAAATGATGTCAGAGCCATTTTCTGGTACTTTTGGACCAGTTGTTGTAGAATCAACATCAAATGTTACTGTATTGGCATTTGTTGTTGTTGCATTGGCACGAACTGGACGAAAATCTAACACATCACGCAATTCATATTTTATGCCGTTTGGTGAAGAATATGATGGAATACTTTCGTATGCTGCTCCGCCAGTTGTGTAAGATGTTACATCAAAAAAACCTGCACCAGAAGAAACAAATTGATTAAATTTAACAACCAATGGTCCAGCTGGCGGTGTTACGCCAGGATTTAATTTGATATATGCATGGTCATAATAAGAATCTTTTTGACCATTCACAAAAGTGTAGCGTGATGTTACATCAACCGCACTACTTTCGTTTGCAGGACTGATAGCTGCACCGGCAAAGTCAAGAATAGAAATAACATTGGCAACATCAGATGTGAATAATGATTGTGGTGTATCTGGTGTTTTGACAACTGTGTTAGCTGCAATTTGAATCTGGCCTTCTGACCCATACAAATTAATTGCACCATTAGCAAATATATTTACGCCACCGGTTGTTTGAATTGTTGTATTGCCTGCTACATAAGTTTTTGTTTTTTGAGTTGGATTACTTACATCAATTGTTGCAATGATGTTAGCCGTCATGTTAAAACTATTACTTACCGTAATTTTACGGAGGCCAGTATCAACGCTTGTAATTAACGTAGCAGGAATTGTTTGACCAACTTTATAAGAAGAGGTGCCAGCACCAGTAACAACGACCTGGTAATTTTCTGCTCGTGATGAAGTTGAAGTAGCTGTTGAAATTGATTCACCAGTTCCAACAGTTAGAGCTGGTGATACATTTGATGAGAAAGATTGATTTTCATACAATCTCTTATATGAGAAAGATAAGTCAGCAATTGAACCATTAGCAACAAATGCTTCACCAATTTTAAATAATAGTGGTTCATTTACAGTATCAGAAGCAAATGTATAATCGTATGTTGAAGCAAAATCTTTAGAGCGGTCATCAATGTCAGCCGCATTTACTATTGTTGTAGAATTAAACGTTGTAAAAGATTTTACATCATTAAATTCAAAGTCAATTGCAAATTTAGATTGCGTATTAATGTTTGCACTAAATGGTGCCTCTAACTGAATAGTTTGTGTTGCACCATTGTAATTTTCAATTGTTTTTGGTTCTTCGCCCACACCAGGACCAGCAACAACTCTAAACTTGGCACCTCGATAAGCATTGTTAGCTGTCGAGTACAGAAATGAACCTGATAATGTGTTAGCAATTTGAACAAATGATGTATTACCAGCAGCAATACCTGTATTACAATTACCACCAAAAATAGAACCTACATTAATGTCAAATAAAAATAATTTATATTCATATGTAGCAGAATTAGCTGAATCTGAAGCTGAATCAAATAAAATAGATTTAATTCTTGTGGTACCAATTTTCGTGTTTGAAATCGTACCAGTTGTAGAAATATTAATTGTAGAATTTGAAACACAATGTAAATCTACTGTCTGTAAACTATTAATTGGAAAAGAACCATAAAGTGTATTTGCATAAACAAAGTAACCGTAATCGGCAGTAATTCGTTTATTTTGTGTTTCAGCTGTTTCTCTTGGTTTTTCAATTGTGATGGTTGTTGGAGAAATTGATTCATATTCGTAACCATACACATATGCTTTACCTGGTGATAAAATTATATCCAAGTTAGCCGTGTTAGAGGTGTTTGTTTCAAGTGCAAGTTTAAACGGACGAACTGTATAGTTACCAGATTCATCGTATGTTCGTCTTGCTAGTTGGTCTTCCAATACTGAGTAAATTGGATATTTGTAATATTTGGTTAAAAAACCATTTTCAACTCTTGCTAGTTCAATAAACTGGTCATCATCAACAGAAGCAAATGAACGAGTGGCAAGAGTAAGTGTAACTTTGTAGCGGTCAGCACCAGGTGCTTGATAGTTAGATGCTTCAAGCGCTGGGTCAAGTAATGATGTGTCTTCAGTAGAATCAATAATTGTTTCTACAACTTCAAAACCAACACGAACGTTAGACGTTAAATCGTATTTTGATGTAGCTACAGTTTGAGCATCAACATCAATAAAGAAACCATCATAGTAATAAATGCCGTTATCAACAGAAAATGTTTGGCCTGTTCCAGTGCCTGACGATGAAATATTTGCAAAAGATGGAGTGTTTGCGCCTGTAGCACTATATGTTGCAATTGTTTCACCAGAAGCAAACGAACCAACAATCTGCTGAATCATCAAAGTTTTTGGATCACCTGTACCGACATCAGCATCAAATACCTTAATTACTTGAGCACGCTTTGTTGGATTTTGAACATTATCAACAATTGTTTGGCCGTCAAATTCATCAACATTTACCGCCAAACCGGCATAATTAGTATCAATCTTAACAAATGAGGTATTTTGAAATACTGTTTGACCACCAGTAACAACAGAGCCATCTTTAAAAATATGATCGCCAAATCTTTCAACTTGTTTTTGTAGGATTGTTTGAAGTTGTGTTAATTCACGAGCCTGAACTGCATAACCAGGCTTAAAAAGCATGCGGAGAAATTTCTTATCCGTATCATAATCATCATAATATGGATTTGTTGAAAAATTGGTGTCAAGTGCCATGCACAGTCCTTAGAATCTTATGACTAATTTTATATTTTCTGCTTGACCATCTGAACGGTCAGTTTTAACTGCATTTTCTATATATAGCATATCTCCAGTATACGGTTCAAATTCTGGATTTGAAACAGTGGTAACTGTTCTGGAAACACCAGAAGTCGCACCAACAAGTGCAAGGCCGGTAGAAAAATTACCTCTTACTCGTATCAATCTTACTTCATTTGAAGATTGAGCATTGATAAAACCATAAGCTATTGCATTATTTGCTGAAGCACCTTGATAAACATATTCATTTAGTGTGTAACTTATACCAGCAACGATACTTAAATCTGTGGTTTGAGATATAACTGAATTTGCATTAGATGTTTCAGCAGGATTTATTGAGCCATATTTATGCGGATTTCTCAATAAATTAATTTGTCTAAATGACGTATCAATTGAAATAAGACCATCCTCAGTTGAATCTTGTTCGCCAATGCGAACTGCTACCATTACATTATTGGCATTTAATTCTTTAGCCGGATTATAGGCATGACCATATTTTGGTGGTATAATTACACGAGTCTGAGAACCTGAACCAGAGCCATAAATGTAGGCGTTCGCATAACCATATCCTGTACCAATTGTTGTTACAGTGACTTTTGCAATGTTAGCATTGGCAGCCGAGACATCAGAACTTGTATTTGACAAGGTCGCTGCAGCAACTGCACCTGTTCCATCACCATCAATGTAAACACGGGTTTGAATTGTAATGTTATTGGCATTACCTCCTGCAGCTGTAGTGGCAGAAGAAAGCGTAATTATACCAGTTGTGTTTGCAATTGCATTAATAAAAGCATCTGTTGGAAGGCCTGTGCCCGTGATTGTTAGATTTGCTAAGTTAGAAAGAGAATCAATACTAAAAATGGCACGAGTTAAAGATGCATTTGCCAAACGAAGGCTGGTTTGACCTGCTGTAAAACCATCTAAACGAATATTTGAGGCCTGACGATAATTAGAACCATTGGCAGTTACAACAATTGTAGTTAACTCGCCATCAACTACACCTGTGTCATTTACACCATAATCCAATGCATTAATGTTAGTGGGTGCTGGTATCCAGTCGTCGGTTAAAAATTTATTTGATGGTTTCACATTAAACATATATTTCCAAATATAACCATCGGCCGTTGCAATATTACCATTAGATGTTGTATAGTCACCTGTTGGTTGAACCGTAGAATTGGCAGATGCGTTGTTAGAAACACATTTGTAAACATTTCGGTCTGTGGTAATTACATACATTGGTTTTAGATTTTGTGTGGTATTTGTAGATACCAAATCTGTAATTGTAATTGTATCATCAAATTGACGATATTTTGTGTTTGCTGTCCAGTTAACTTTTGGAATGACTAGCTTAACATCATTACCTGTTACTTTTTTACCTGCAAAAACATTGTCCCACGCTGATTTTTCTGCCACTAAGGTATCAACGATTGAATCAGGCGAAGCTTCGTTAGCATAAGGAATATTATTACCAATTGTTACATACGCTATCGTTGGTGTATCGGCTTCAAAGAACGATTCTTTAAATTGCTCAGCGTTGTTGAATGATAATTTTTTAGTGATAATTGATGGCATAATTTATATTTATATTACAATTATAAGAGTCTGACTATTAGAGAATGTTGTAAATGGAGAAGAAACCGTCATTACTGTATTAGCAAAAATACTATTAATTGTTCTTATTTCACCATTGACCGCAACGTTAGAACCAATACTTATTGTATTGCCATTAGCAATATTAAACTTGGTTCCTGTACCAATAATAAAAATTGAAGAATTAATATTTACTGTGCCAGACAAAGTATCAGTGGTTGAAATAACAACATTTGGTGTGTTAGTAGGAATTACAAATTCTTTATTTAAATTGGCAAAATTAGCAAAACCAGCTGGATGTAAAAGATCTCGTAATATTTGCTTGTATTTTGTAAACGAAGTCAATGACGATATTACATAGGTATAATCCGAATAATACGGCGGTCCTTGTAGTTTTCTTTCCGAACTCGACAAAATAGAATCAGATGTTGTCCAACGACCCGGTAATGTTACATATGAAGAACCAACAACAGCATTTGCAATTGCAGTTCCATCACCTGAACCCGTCAAGTCAACTTGCGGAATATATTCGTAACCAATACCACCAGTTGTTAAACGAATTGCAAGAATTTCACCAGCAACAGTATCGGTAAATGCAGATAATCTTTCGCCATCACCCATTAAAGAAGTAATATTAACATTAGCAGATGAACCACCCGAAGCCGTAGAAACTGTGGTTGTTGGAAAACTATTTTGTGTATAGTTTACGCCACCGATTGGGCCTTTGTTATAAGATAAAACGAAACGATTATTGGCATAAGTTGTACTATCTGTAAAACTAAAAGACACATTTACATTTGCCGCAGTATTTGAAGAAACTGCGTTAATATATCTACTTTGACCTGCAATAACAATTCTATCGCCAACTTGTAAATCATTTAAGAAAACGGTATTTGTGCCTGTAACTTGCACTGCATTGTTTATAATATTTGCTGTGCCTACAATTGCTGGAGGACCAATTGTAATGTTTGTAACTGCACCATTAGCAGCAACAGTTGAAACATATGCTGATGCGCCTACACCATAAGTTGAAACAGGATTTGAACCAAAGATTATGTCATCACCAGCTTTGTAACCTGTACCGCCTGATGTAATATCGATTCTGCCAATAGAACGAAAATCTTTAATATCATAAAAAAATGAGCCCGCCTGATAAATCGCACCTTGTGAATCCAATATTGCGTTATTTGTTGATGTATTTGAAAATAATATAACAGCATTTGTGATTGGACCGAGGTCTGTTATTTCTAAAGGAGTTAGAGCATCAACAATACGAGTGCTTAAATTTTCAGAAATTGGTGCTGGAAATCCATAATTGGCCACATTAATTGTTGTATTTGCATAATCAGCAATGATGTCTTGTGTTACTGAATAGGTGTTTGCAGTAAAATGTGAAGTGTTAACAATATCTACCGCACCAGTAATTAACGTTGACAAATTTGTACTAGTAATAATTGATGCGATTTTAAATCCTGCACCACCATAATTAACAACAATGCGTGAGGTAAATCCATCTGAAACTTCAGATACTTCAGCGGTAGCACTAATATCAGCTCCGCCACCAACAATCGTTACGGGATCACCAACATTATAAGATGAACCACCATCAATAACATTAATTTTTGTAAGGATAGAAAATGTGTCGGCAACAAGATTAATTACGACATCATTATCATCAATAATATCAGTTGTAATTGTTTCGCCGTTTAAAAAATCTCCAATAAGTGTTTTTGAATTAATGAATAATTCAAATGGCAAACCAAAATTAAGTTGGTCTGTAATAATTCTTGGAACCGCACGTTCAATTAGAGCAGTGGCACCAGATACCGTACCAGTGATTTTTCGATTTGTTAAGAGTTCAACATTGAAATCATCATAATAAATTTCAATATTTGTATTATTACTTGGTGCATTTACAAAAACTACTTTACGAGACTCTTTACGAATAAAGTAATCGGTGCCTTCAGTTTTTAAAACATCATTGACATAAACATCAACTTCACCTGTGTTTACTTGCTGAGCAATTACAAATTCAGTATTTGCACCATCGCCAGTATAAACACTCCGAACATCTGTTTCAATACGTAACACATTATCAATTGTCCAACGACCATCGGAAGCACGTAATACATTATTACGCGGTTGAATAATTGATATTTCATCATTGTAAAGTAAACGAAATAATAATTTGAAAGCAGCTTCACTACCTTTTGAAAGATATAAAGGCAAAACATTTTTAATTAAAAATTCTCTATCAACTTGAACATCTTTTGGCAATAATGATGCATACGTATTGAAGAAACTAGTTTCAAATTCGTTGATAGATTGATCAACATCTGAAATATGGCGAAGGTTTTTTGCTTGTCGTGTTAGGTCATTTTTTTCACCAGATTGTTTTTGTTCCAAAAATTCATAATATGCCTCTAAAAATGTAATAAAAAGAGGATACTCATCCCGAATAAATTCAGGAACTTGTCTGTTTACAAGTATTGAGGTATTAGCAAATGACATTATTCAGATGGTGTCAAGCTTACAACAACAGAAATTGGATCGGTTTCGTCAATTGTAATAATTGTATTTCTTTCGGATTGTAAAATAGATTCATCAGCTTCAATTGAAATGCGAATTAAATTATCATCTGAAGTAACAGATAAAATTTTAATGTTATTAATTGATACAATTCCATTTTTATAATCAATTGTACCAGCAGTATTTGAAACAATCTGTAATTGTGCGCTACTATCATAATAAATTGTTCTTAAAACACCAACTTGTGCATCAATTACGGCGGAAGCAGTTGCTCCATGACCGTTACCGCCAGAAATTGTTACAATGGCACGAGTATAATTAATACCACGATTATTAACATTAATTGATTGTATTTTGCTATTAACAATTGAAGCCGTAGCTGTTGCACCCACTCCATCGCCAGTGATTAATACTGTTGGCGCAGAGGTGTATCCTGTTCCTGGATTTGTAACTTGTATTGAAGAAATACCTGTAAATGATTGTGGTATTTCGTCTAGTGTAACAGTTCGTATTGTACCGCTAAAATCAAATACATTAAATTCAGTTGATGTAAGTTTATTTGAAATTGTTCCACGGCGTAAAGGAACATTAAAGTTAATTGTATAAGATTCGTTTGTATTTAAATCCGGTTCAAATCGTTTTTGAACACGAGTTGTAAGTTTATTACCAATGATAGAATTTAAATCGACGTTGTCGATTGCCGTTTTTAATTTTGAATCAATTAATTTTGAATCAAATTTATTTAAAAAAGTATCAGCATATCCTAAGACAGCATTTCGAATATTTGTTTTGATTCCTGTTTCTGATGTCGTAGTTTTCTTAGGATCATATTGAGCTTCAACATCTAATAAAAGAAACAAAAACTCGGGATCAAGAATTTCTGTTTGAACAGCAATAATTGCTTTTGGTGTAATGATTTCATTAATAATTCGTTGTTTCTCTGCCTCAGAAATATAATAATTTTCTTTTGGTTTCATTGAGACAAAAACTTTACCATAAACCGGCGGTTCATTTGTTTCACCACCCCAAACGGAAATGGAATCAATATTTGGATAATTGTTTAAAATATATGTTTCATAATCTTTATATGTTACCAAACGATTTTGTGTTGAGAATTGGGCTGCAGCTGAAAATTTAATTTGATCAACCGATTCACGATCTGCACCACCAGAAGCCGCAGATAAAGGACTAATAATAAAATTAGAAATGCTTTCACCTAAAGAGTCGACGACTTGGTTTGTAGCAATAAAATTGTTTGCTTTATTTGCAATTGATCCGTTCGTTATCAAATAAGTTACAGTAATCAATGCGCCGTCAGGTAATGATCTACCAATAACATCATTACCAAAATATATTTCAAATTTTCCGCCACGAGCTTCTTGTAAAAAGAAAACCTCTGAAGTAGCTGTAATATCTAAAACATCAGTTACTTTTTGATACGTTGTGATAGCCGTATTTGATGATGATGGCGTGACAGTAACTTTAACTGTTGTTGTATCAATATTAGAATCAGGTAAAATAAATACTTGTTTTGGATTAGATTGAGAGTCATAGTTGAAAACATACGAAATTAATTGGCCTTCATATATTTCTAAATTTTCAAACAAATATGTCGAATTTGCTTTAGTTACTGTTGTGTCTTGTAAAACAACAAAATTATATGCCTTACTATCAATTTGATTTGATAAAAAACTAAAACCTTTTTGTAAATTTAAAGTGCCCGATGTCGAGGAAGCCGAGTTAGCTTGAAAATCAATTATAGCAACTGATGCTCGTGTTGAATATGGCGTATAACCTAATATCTTAGCATGAGAGACCACCGAATCACGAAGTAATGCTGTATCTAAAAATGCTTCATTGGCAACCATATTTAAATAATATGCATTATAATGAGTGTTATACGCAAGAATATCCAACAGAATATTTAATCCTGAACCTTCAAAATCATAGTCCGTAAACTCAGATTGTTGTTTTAAAAATGCTTTTAGATTAGTTTTGATTGTGTCAAAGTCTAATTCTGTTACTCTTAAACGGTCTACCATTTTATCTAATTCTCTCTAAGAAAAAATTTATAGTTATTGGGTCTGGATTGTTAATTATAAAAAACTCTAAACGAACAGAATATTTGTTTTGATCAGGATTTGGAATTGCAGTAACAGCCGATACTCTAGCTCTTGGTTCAAAGTTACCAATTGTTTCAACAATTGCTCTTTCAACTTGAGCAGCAATAACGCTATCAATATTTTCAAATAATAGCGCTCGAATGCTGCTGCCTATTTCTGGTCTAAATGGTTTTTCATAATGATTGGTTAAAATTAAATTTTTAATCGAATTAATGACCGCATATTCATTTTTATGAGTATTAATATCCTTTTTAACTGGATGAATAGCGAAATTCAAATCCAAGTCTTTAAAAGTTCGTGCAGCTTCTATATTTACGATTGCCATTGTTTATTTATTCTAATTTGGAGAACCAGTATTTCCACCACCAGATTGAACTCCAGAGTGAGTATGTGTATGAACGCTGGTACCTTGTGCCGTTACATCTCCAGTAATTATGGCGGAACCATTAACATTTAAGTTACCAGTTAAATTTAAGTTTGGTGTAGTAGCATTAATGTCTCCACTAACTGTTATATTTGCTTGGCCACCAATCTCTGCGGTAACATTACCATCAACATACAATTTTACATCACCTTGGACATATACAGAATCATCACCAATAACTACTGTAAACTTATTTTTTTGTATTCTCTCTGCTCGATCACCATTTGGACCAAACTCAACATATGAACCCGAACGATGATAAAAATGCAAGCGCTCATGGTCTTTTGTATCATCGATTTCTATTGCATGGCCTGATTCTGATTCATACACATTATTATATGGATACTCAGTATCATAATATGATTCAGGTTCTACTTTTGATACTCTGTTTGTTTTTTTATTTTGAACAATATAAGACGGATAAGATGGATCATTTCTTGCTAAACGAGAAGTGCTTGGTTCATCCAATTGTCTAGGATATAATGTTGGTTGCTCATTTGGCTTAACTGGTGATGTCGCCAATTGTTCTTCTGTTCGTCCATCACTAAAGGCTTCTTGGCGATTACCGGCTTTAAGAGATAATCCTGGAAAAGTTCCTAAAATAATTGGTTCTTGTCCAGCTTCTCCGTCTGTAAAAAATCCAACAACCATATCTCCTTCTTTTAGAGGGTATGGATTTGAATTATTTATTGGAAACATTGGTATTGCCCAAGGCAAACCCTCTGTTGGCAATTGCATTTTATTGTCAGCATGCCAACCAATACAACGTACACGCATACGACCCATTTTAAGTGGATCATATCTATCTTCAATAAAACCCATCCACCAAATAAATCCGCCTTTACCTGCAAAATCTTTTTGTTCATTCATAATGTAAATTCTTTTAACTCTTCAAGTTGATTTATGCTACTAACTGGAATAAATTCTTGTTCAGATGACGTTGTTGCAATTTCAATTATAGTTTCATGTTTATCGTAACCAATAATTTGGCGTGAAGCTATAATTAAATATTGACCACTTAAACTCACATCTTTATTATCACCACCTTTTTCTTTAACACCGGCATTTGGTGCATCCAAATATACATTAAATCCTGATGTTAACTGAAAATTACCTGGCATTACAATTTTAATTCGTTTATTCATTAGTGTTGATATAATTGCTTTTCGTTGAAATAAAAACGCCTCTAAATTTTCAATTTTGGATAAAGATGTTGGGTCGTTCCGTTTAATGTAAGAGCTTACTAATTTGGCAGTATTGAACGTGCTAATTGTTTTCTTAGCATCATAAGTTTGTGTTGAATCTAATCCATCACGATTTTTAATAATTGAAATGTTTGGATTTTCATTAGCATGTTTTAATGATTCAAAAACATCACCAAAACTAATATTTTTTTTAGCAACTGTTTTAGTTAAAGGATCAAAACCAATGAATTGACCAGCATTAACACCTTCTTTTGTTTTCTTTATATTATCACTTTGCGAAACAACTTCAATAGCTCTAATGCTACTAATTTCTGATAGTGGGTCTGAGCTAGATAAATTTTTTGGTTCAAATTTAATATTTAATATATTGTCTTGTGTAAGTAATGTAGACAAAGAAGCAAAATTATAACCAATTGTATTTTGATAAAACATAAAGTTTGGAGCTTGGTTTATATCAACAGCTCTTTTGGCACACCATTCAATTGCCTCTAATGGTTTTAAATTTGGTATTACAACTTTTTTTAATCCACTAGAATTTTCATAAATTCCTTTTAATTCACCAACAGGTATCTTTAAATAGTTTTCTAGTATCTTTTCAACAATATATGAATAAGTGCCCTCAAAAGATTGATTTATTTTTTGTTGATCAGAATACATTAACTCATCTGAAACAAAATGAAGAATATATTGTTCACTGTTTAAATTTTCTGTTGTTCGGCCAGATTGTTTATAAACACGAAATGCTTTTTTAAAAGAAGCAATATCTGAATTTGCATTTTTAGTAATATCAACCAAAAGAACTTCTGAACCATCAAACAATAATTTACCTGATAATCCAATTGAATCTGTAATTAAAATATTACCGCTTATAACAGGCAAAAATAATGAATCAAAAATATTAATTTCTTCAAAAATGTTGATGATATCAATTGAACCTCCTTTGACAACCAAAGTAAGTTCTCGTATTTCAAATTGAGTTGATTTTTTTATTTCAAATGTCATTGTTTAATTATTTTTTTAAATTCTTTTTCGACGGCAGGAACAAATTCTGGTTTTAATAATTTTATTTCTCTTTTACTTTCGTTTTCTTCCAACTCATAATCATAATATGTTCTTTTTTCTTTTGTTATAGAAATAGTAACTAACTCACCTGCGTCTGTTGTGTATGAATTTGTTGTGACTGCAATATTAGCATAAGTGTTAGCATCTACTTCTAACTTTGTTGCTGTAACTGTTCCATCATTTGCAGTTGAGGTAATGACTTTTAAATATGCTTGAGTATTATTGACACTCATTGCCCAAGCAAGACCGGATTGAACCGTTGTATTAGCTGCTCCGTTTGCAGAGTATTTTTTATCAATGAATTTGATTAACGTATCACTTTTTAATGGCCAATCAAATTGTGGATCAACAATGTCATTGAATAGTAGTACAAACCAATGTCTTTCAGAATTACCATAATATTTGTTAGCAATAATTTCTGGTGTATCAGATTCTTGTACTTGATACTTATAAAATGCAGATGAATTCTGTTTTAGAGAATTTTGAAATGCAAATCTAGCAATTATATTTGTAACACTGTCAAGTGCTGTTGTTGAAGTGTTTGCAGAATATAATGTTTTTGGAAAGTAATTAAAAAATTTAGCCATTATGGTGATGGATTATCAAATGTTCCGCCCAAAGGTTTTTCGGCGAAAGTTGTTTTTTTATCTTGTTTTGCTTTATCTTTTGGATTTTCAATAAAATCTGATTTTGTAAGAATAACAACCTCTTGAAATTGTAAAGTTAATTGTGTAGCAACTGGAGTGCCTGTTCTACCTATTGCTGGCCCATTTTCACCAGGTATTTCATATGTTACAAATCCGTTTGGTGCATAATTAACTTGTATATTTTTGAGAATACATGTTCCAATTGTTGGTATGTTTGGATTTTGAGCACCATTGTAATAAAATTTAATGTCAAATTCTGACGGTGGAATCAAAAAAGCATTATTATCTTCATACTTTTCTGGTGCCTGATGAAATTTTAGTTTACTAATAATTCTATGAACTTCTAGTGCTTCTTTTTCATCTCTAGGATAAAAAGTAAAATCGAATTGAAAATCTCTAAAACCTGGAGTTTTATAAACCATTTCTAACATTGGATTTTCAACACGACCAGTAGAAGCAAGAAAAGCCTGAGCTGACTGTTGACCAATTAATGATCCAAGACCTTTTTTAACAACGGCTTGACCTGCAGCTTCCATAGCAGCTTTAATTGCTGCTGTTACTGCTTCACCTGTACCACCTTTTTCGTAAGCATCTACAATCGACGTTGCAGCACCAGCTATTTTTCCTCCTAATTCACCACCTAGAGATAACTGGTCATAGCTTTGTGCATATGAATATTGCATTGTGTCTGGCATATAAAGTGCAATAGCATCAGATGTTAATACTGTGGTTCTTATAAATCCTAAATTGGCACTACCAGTAATTTTACGAATTGATGTTTGTATTTGTTCTTCAGTAGCAGCAGAGTTACCTCCAAAAGTAACAGATGGTTGACCAAATAAATTATTAACACTACTTACAACCCCACCAGCTACTTTATTAAATATACCTGATAATCCACTCTGTGAAGATAAACTGTTTATTTTTTCTGTAATATCAAATGAAAAACCGGCTTTAGCATTGTTTATAGCACTTTTTGCTTTGTCAATACTGCCCATAATTTGAGCTTTGGCTGAAGCTTGCTGAATTTTTGTTGCATTATCCAAAGCACTTTCATTAACTTGTTTTCCAGCTGCATCTCCAAAAGATGTTTTTTTTTGTTTTCGAATGTAAATGACTAAGTAATGGCCTTTATCGGTATTACCTAAATCAATTGGATACTTTAGTGTTGTTTTTTGAAACTCGTTGGCAGTTAATGGGCCTAGAGGCCCTCTTTCGCCATTACTTCTATCAAATGTTATGTCGCCAAAGCCAAATAGAGCCATATGAATCCTGTTAAGAGAGATAGATAGTATTTATGTCATATAGCGGATGGTTTAAACCAAAAAATCCAAAGAAATACAAAGGCGATCCAAACAATATTGCTTATCGGTCATCTTGGGAGCTTCGTGTAATGAAATGGCTAGATGAACATCCAAGCATCATCTGGTGGGCTTCAGAGGAGTTGCCGATTCCATATGTCTCTCCGATTGACAATAAAGTTCATCGTTATTTTCCTGATTTTATCGTCAAAATAAAACAGGCAGAGAAAGAAACGACAATGATTTTAGAAATAAAACCATACAAACAAACTCAAAAACCTACACAAAAACGCCAAACTAAAAGGTTCTTACAAGAGGTTGTTACATACGCAGTAAACCAAGAGAAGTGGCGAGCTGCAGATTTGTTTTGTAAAGAAAATGGTTGGCAATTCAAACTACTAACTGAAAAAGAACTTGGACTTTGAGATAAATACAATATGGCATATTTACTTGATAGAATTAAAGAATCTTTGGCATCAGAGGGCTATAAGCCCCGTACATCAGCTGCAAGGCAATGGTTGCGTGCCAAAGTCAACGAATTAAAACCAACACCTGCCACGCTAATGCGTGATAGGCAAAGATTGCGTGATAAATCATTTATAGGAAAAATGTATTTTTACTTCTATGATCCAAAAACAAAAGATTCAATGCCATATTACGACAGGTTTCCATTGGTTATACCAATTGAACGATATACAGACGGTTTCTTAGGATTAAACTTGCATTACATTCATCCAAAACAACGAATCATACTATTGGACAAACTAAGTGAAACTGCAACCAATAAGCGATTCAATGAAAAAACAAAACTGCGAGTAAATTATGACTATTTAAAAAATGTCTCAACAGCATTTGAGGCCACGCCGTGCATTAAGAGATACCTTTTTACACAAATACAATCTAGGTTTTTAGAGATATCTGCTGATGAATGGGATATTGCAGTATTATTACCAACTAGCACTTTCGTTGGAGCTTCGACAAGCAAAGTTTACGCCGATTCAAATAAAAGAATTTAAATGTCATTTTCACCAAACTTATTTTTATCAAATATTCGTGCCAAAGATGGTTTGGCTAAACCTTGTCGGTTTGAGGTAATTTTACCAATACCGCCATATATTAATACTTTCATTGGCAATTCACTTATTGAAAAAATATTGAATTTTCCAAACTCAATATTTACAGATGTTACAAATGCTATTGGCACCGCTTTTGGACGCCGAGGAGCTGTTGA